ATTATATAAAAAGGGAGTTTTTAAATGAAATTATTTAGATATGAAGGTTATAAAATAGAAATATCTGAAGAAGCTTTTGCACTGAAACCTTTTAAGCAGATATGGAATAGAGATAAATCCAAAAATAAAGATACTGCTATTACTGAATTAGGTTTTATTTATTTTATGGTAGACCCTAGAAGCGATTATCAATATATTGTTGATGATGATGCAAGAATGGAATCTATTAAAGAAGGAGAGGGTTTACCTTCAAATTGGAAACCAGATAAATTAGTTTTAGAAGCTATGAAGTTTTATGAGAAGTTTAAGCCTACAGCTTCTTTACTTCTAGAGGATACAAGATATGCAGTAGATAAGCTAAGACAGTTATTAAGAGATATTGATTTAAGTGAAGTTGATGATAAAGGTAAGCCTATTTATACTCTTAATACTATTACTTCTACTATTAAACAGATACCTGATTTAGTAAGAAGTCTTGATGAAGCAGAGAAAGCTTTAGCTAAAGAAATAGCTCAAAGTGATAAGGTAAGAGGAGCACAAGAAAAATCAATGTATGAAGATTTATAATTATGAAGCTTGAGGATATTATAGAACATATTAATAAGACTATTAATATTGAAAGAAGAAAGTCAGAAATAAATTGTGATACAAGATTAATAGTTCATAGGAAAACTATTCCTACTAAAATAAATGCTTATAAAGAAGTTCAGTGTATAATATGGTTAGTGGGAACTAATATTAAGTATCCTTTACTTACTATTAAAACAACTGCCAGATTGGTAACTGATACAGAAAAAGAGACTATTAAAGAAGCTACTGAATCAGCTGTATTTGGGGAATTATGTAGATTACTTACTTTAGGTATTTTTAATAAGATAGTGAAAGGAGAATTTTATGGAGATGAACAAATACCAAACTCCTCTTACTGATGAGTTATTAGCTAGTTTACCTGATGAAGTACAGGAACAATTACTAGACTTTCTGAATAATGTAGAATTTATTAAAAACCTTACTTCTGTTAATAGACCTTATGCTAAGGATTTACCTAGAGATAATAAAGGTAGGATTATTATAGATTTAGAGAATCCTCATATTATAGAAGATGCTGATTATTTTAGACCCGCAGCTTTGTTTTATATGAAGAATGGATGTTATACATTCTTAAAACCAAATAGTAATCCTAATTCAGAGTTTAGAAAACATTGGGATGAAGAATTAAGAAGATGCTATGAAGGTTATGTTAGAGAAAGTGATGGTGAATGGGTGACGGGCAAATGTTACTGGTATCTTAATTATTGTCCTATGATGGTAAATATGATTACCCCAGGAACCAAAAAAGCTATTAGAAAAGAATCTATGCCATTCTTTTTTGAAGGAGTTTACTGGAGATTTCACTATATAGAGAAAGCTAGAGAAGCAGGTAATCATGCTATAGAATTAGCTAAACGTGGAGCATCTAAAAGTTATTCCTTAGCATCTATAATGTCTAGTAATCTTATTATAGGAGAATCTTATGAATCCAGAAGAAGAGTAATTACAATTCTTACAGCATATCAAAAAGAGTATCTTAGTGGAACAAAGGATGGTACATTATCTAAGTTTGAGCCAGAAATAAATTTTATATTTAGTAATACCCCATTTCCAAGATTAATGCTTAAAAAATCTCCTAATGAGATGTCATGGCAAATGGGATATAAAGATGAATATGGCATTACTAAAGGTTCGTTAAATCAGGTACTGGCAGTATCAGCTAAAGATGACCCTGAGAAATTAAGAGGTAAGCGTGGATGGATATTATTTGAAGAGATGGGTTCTTTTAAAGGATTACTTTCTCTTTATGATATTACAAGAAAATCAGTAGAGGATGGAGATTTTACATTTTCTCTTATGTATCTTGTTGGTACTGCTGCTGAAGATGAATCAGACTTTAGTTCTGCTAAAACATTATTATATAGTCCTGAAGGATATAATATTTATTCATTAAAGAATGTATGGGATAAACCTAAACAGGGTAAACCTAGATTTGGTTTTTTCTTTCCTTCTTATATAAATAGAGCTGGGTGTTATAATAAAGATGGAGTATCGGATGTAGTTAAAGCTCTTATAGAAATACTTATGTTTAGATATAAGATTAAGTATAATTCTACTGACCCTAAATCTGTATTAAGAGCTATTGCTGAAGACCCTATTACACCAGCTGAAGCTATTATTAAAGTTAAAGCTGCATACTTTCCTACGGTAGCATTAACTGAAAGATTATCACAACTTGATAGTAATCCTAATTCTTTTGCGGATGTATATGTAGGAGCATTAGAACCTGATAAAAGTGGAGAAATGCAATTTATACCTACAACTGATATTCCTATTAGAAAATATCCTGTAGATAATACAACAGTAGGAGCTATTGAAATATATCAGATGCCTCAAAAGAATAGTGAAGGAAAACTGTTTAATGATAGATATATAGTAGGCCACGATCCGGTGGACAATGACTCAGCTGAATCCTCATCATTATCTTCCACATTTGTACTTGATTTATTTACAGACCAAATAGTAGCAGAGTATACAGGTAGACAGGCTTTTGCTGATGATAACTTTGAAATAGTGAGAAGATTGTGTATATTTTATGGTGCTAAATGTTTATATGAAAGTAATAAGAAGGGATGTTATGCTTACTTTAGAAAGATGAATTGTAGTCACCTTTTAGCTGATACTCCAGAGTATTTAAGGGATAAACAGTTAATTAAATATAGTAACTTTGGTAGTGGAGCTAAAGGTGTAAATGCTTCTGCTGCAATTAATAATTTTGCTAATGGTTTAGTTAGAGATTGGTTATTAAAGCCTATAACAATTACTATAAAAGAAGATGGTGAAGACAGACAGGTTGAAGTACCACAATTGTATAACCTTAAGTGCAGGGCATTGATAGAAGAATTAATAGCATTTACTCCTGAGATAAATGTAGATAGAATCAGAGCTTTAGGTATGGTTATGTTATATAGAGAAGAAAAAATGATATTATATCAAGGTAACATGTCTGCTGAAAGGGATGAAAGTAATAACTCTGATTATTTAGGTAATGATGAGTTCTTTAGAAAGAACTATGATGATAGAATAAATATTAATAGGGCAGTAAATTTAGCATACTATTAATTATATACTAGAAATACTGAAATATATTATAGTATTTTAAATTATTTATATATATTTGCAGTTATAAATATTGAAGATATGAGTGATTTTGTACAATTTCCACCTCAACAACTTCCTAATAGTAAAAAGACTGAAAAGTGGAGAAAACAGGTAGTTGATTGGGCAAGTAATAGAGCTTTCTTCAATTATGAATTAGTAAGAAAATCTGTAGTACATAAGAAGATTAATTATGATTTACTTAAGGGTAAATTACATATGAGAGATTTAGAATTATTACTAAATCCTGAACAATTAATTGCTTCTTATATACCTGATAAGATACAACATTATCCTATAATAAATTCTAAAATTAATCTTCTTTTAGGAGAAGAATACAGTAGACCTTTTGATTTCAGAATAATTGTAACAAATCCTACTGCTATATCTGAAATAGAAGAACATAAAAAAGCAGAACTTTTAAATAGGTTACAAGAATGGGTTACTAATAATTCACAATCTGAAGATGATGCTAATCAAGAACTTGAAAAAATAAGTGATTATTTTACTTATGAATGGCAGGACATGAGAGAAGTCAGAGCTAATGCCTTGATTAATCATTATGCTAAAGAATATAATCTCCCTGTTATATTTAATTCTGGCTTCTATGATGCAATGGCTGTTGGTGAAGAAATTTACCAATGTGATATTGTAGGAGGAGAACCTGTAATTTATAAGCTCGACCCTATGAAAGTAAGAATATTTAAATCGGGTACAGAGCATGAGATTGAGAAAGCTGACATTATTATTATTGAAGATTATTGGAGCCCTGGTAGAGTTATAGATACTTTTGGAGAATATTTTAGCAAAAAGGATTGGGAGTATTTAAATAAATTACCTGACCATGTTGGTGAAAGTGGTGTAGATTCAATGAGTAATATTGATGAAAGATACGGCTTTCTTAATACAGATTTTACTGGAGATGAAATTACTTCTCAAGAAGGCTTCTTCTTTAATCCTTTAAGTGCTGATACTACTTTTAATAACCTAATGCCTTATGATATTGCAGGTAATTTAAGAGT